ATTTCTATTTATAAATGGAAAATAAATGATTCTTATCATGGGGGTGTGCCTGACTGTTTCTATTCAGGACCAGCTGGCCATTGCTTTGTAGAGTACAAATTTAAAAAAGAATTACCTAAACGCGACACAACTCTTATAAATTTTAACTTGTCTGCACAACAAGCTATTTGGCTTATAGAACGTAACAAACAAAGTGTGCCGTGTTATTTAGTACTGGCTGTAGGTAATCTAGTAGTTATGACTCAAGACTTCGAAAAAGCTAATAAATATTTAACAAGCGAGTTTTTAGAAGATAGCATGACATTCGAAGATTTTGTAGCCAAACTAATAAAAATGTGTGTAGAATATGGTACATGAGCGGAAAAAACCTCTCTGCATTACGTGGTGAGTGTACAAGTTTAGCTGATTCGCCCTGTATTGGGTGGTGTACCGTGCGCCAGTTTGGGGATAAAAGATGTAAAGGTTGTGGTAGACATGACTTTGAAGCAGACTCTACATACTGGTTTAGTTTGCCAGAAGTTAAACGTAAACTCATAAATATAAGAAATGCCGCAGCTGGTTATCAAATAAAACAAATAAAAGGTGACTCCCGTCCAATACCTAGAATAGTAGTAAATAATACTATACCTAAAGATCATCCCACTGCTAAATACTAATGGAGTTAATTGGCATTTTTATTTTAGTTTTGCCTTTTGTTATAGGTTACATAATTGGCAAACAAGAACAAAAATATAAAAAAAATAAAAAAGATGACTAGAAACTACAAACAAGAATATGCTCGTTATCAGGGCACTCCAGAACAAAAGAAAAGACGTGCTATGCGTAACAAAGCAAGGCGTGCAGCTTTACGTAGTGGTAGAGTTTCAAAAGGTAGTGAATTTGATATACATCATAGAGATGGAAACCCTATGAATAACGACCCACAAAATTTATTTGTGTCGCATAGAAGTCAGAACAGGTCTTTTAAAAGAAATAAAAACGCAGGAAAAGCTTAGTAGCCTCTTCTTTTTTTCATTCTCATAGGCTTAGCTTTTTTAGTCATGCCTTTTTTCTTCATAGGTTTCTTACCTTTTTTATGATACATATTAGTACTCCGCTTTAGTGTTTTTAAAAGTTTTATCAGAATGAGTGTCAACAAAAATAGATTGTTTTTCACCCGGTACAGAACCATCATGATTAGGCACTGTAGAATATTTTTTCTTACAAATGTCTTTATACGTGTGTGGTTCTTTGTATTTTAATGGTCTATTTATCATAAGTTTGTATATTATATTATTCATTCATTAACATTTCCAGCGTCTTCTAGCTTGTCTAATTCTAGAATTAGGGTTGTTTCTAGTTTTAGCTGAACTTTTTTTCAATTGTCCTAATGATCTAGCACAATATGATTTACGTCTTTTAGCAGCTTTACTGCCTTTTTTTACTTTACCAGTAACAGCTGTTTTTAATTTAGAGCCAGGATTTAAACGTCTGTAGGCTTTTACTCCAGCTTTAGTCATACCAGCGCCAGACTTCGTAGGACGGAAGTTCTTCTTGTTTCTAGCAGGCATTTTACTTTTTCTTCTTTTTTGTGCCACGTCTTTTCCTCTTTACTATAGTTTTTACGTTTGTAGGCTTACCTCCTGGATTTCCTGCTCTACGCTTACGAGCTACCGCGCTGCGTCTTTGTGCAGCTGTCATACTACGGGCCTTGGACCGTGGTACGCATTTCGGGTACTTTCGTTTGCTACCCTTTGCTGACTTACGCCCGCAAGCTTGATATCTACCTTTTTTCTTAGGTGCACCGATGTCCACCCAATCACCTTTTTTACCTTTGCCAAACCAAGCTGTTAAGCCTCCTTTGGGTTTAGTATTAGCCATTACGTACTTCTGTACCCGCCACCGCGTTTCTTGTACGTACGTACTAACCAACCGTTAGCGTAAGCACTAGGATACACTTTAAATTTACGTTTAGCTTCAGCTTTTACTCTAGCATATAAAGCTGGATTAGTTGGCTTAGCGCCACCCTTCTTTTTTCTTTTTGTAGTTTTTCTTTTTCCTGCCATTATGTACCTACCTGTTTTTGTGCCTTTTTATGGGCTTGTCTAAATGTGTCACCCATCAGCATACGACGTTTCATATACCTCATATGTTTAGCAGTATGATGCTTTGAATGACGTTTCATAGCGCTGTCCTGACGTTTAGTCAACGCTTTCTTTTTTACCTTCATAGAAGGTTTTTTTCTTCTAGACATTACGCCATTCCTTTCTTTTTCTGATTTTCTATAGCAGCAGCAATAACATCCCCTCTAGTTATTTCATTGGGATTACCATATTTACTAGCTAACTCTTTATCATTAGCACTACCTTGTTGCAAATTAGGCTCAAGTCTTTTTTCTTGGGTTTTCATATCCCCAATATTACCCTCACCTTTATCTTTCATCATTCTAGTTGCACTCATATTTACCTCACTTTATTAAAAAATATTATACAGTATAAAATTCATTAGCCATAAACTCATATAAAATCCTAAACTCTTCTAGGGTTAAAAAAGGTACATCCTTTCTAATATGCATTTTACGGTACTCATCATAAGCTGATTGTAGTTGTTTTTCTCTATATAATATCACTCTGATCTTGTAGATCACTCTACATTAGTCCTTCCTCTTATCTTTTAATTGTGACTTTGCTAGTTTTTCTTTTTCTATTAAATTAGGTGCGCCTAACATAGTCTTAAGAAACACATCCTGTCTAATTATCTCATTATCAACAGATCTAACTCTATCTATCAATGATACTAATATAGCATGTTGTGCATCTAATTTAGCATCCAATCTCTTCTCTGTAGTAGCTAAAGCTTCAGCTAATTTATCATCAACAGTATCTATTTTAGTTTCCATACCTATAATTATACGAGTAAGTAGTTTCCAAACAAAAAGCCCTAAACCAAGGGTCATAGCTATTGGAAAACCAACATCATTTATTAAGGTAACTATTTCGTTCATTCTGGTGGTTCTGGAAATTCTACTTCTATTCGTTTTAAGTCTTTGTCATAAGTATTAGGAGGATCACGTAAAGCTTGTCTATAAGTAGCCCATTCCGCTTTTTTTGAGTCGGATAAAGGGCTATCTGCAGCTTGTGTCCAATCAGTAGACTCAAGTATTCTGTCTCTGTCTTGCCTAAGCATAGCTAAAGTGTCTTCGGCACTTTCAACCTTTGGTTGCCTATCAATAAAAACTACAGGGTCAGTTATAGGCAGCTGTATTTTTTCATATAACTCAAGGTCGATTAGATTGTCTATAACTACTATTTCTTCATTAGGCCCTAAGAATTTCATATCTCTTACAGTTTTTCCCTCAGGAAAATCGTTTGGTATATAAGCTGACCCTTGCCCCATAATAACTCCAGTTGTTTTATCATAGGTTACAATGTTTTTAAGTTCTTCTGTCATTACGCTTTCCTAAAATTTGTCGAACTAACAAAGGCTCTAGCACTAGGCGAAGTGGTGCCAAATTTAAAAATATCGTGCATAAAAGCAAAAGTATTAAAAACATAATAATCACCAGCTGTTAAAGAGAAAGCTCTAGCTCTAGTGTGTAAGAAATCAGCATTAACTCCCGCTACAAAATCACTTTCACTTTGATTAGTGTTAGTAATTGAAGTGTCATAAAAAGAAGAATTTTGACTATAACTAGTAACAGAAGTAGTAGTTCTATGTGCTCCTGCCTGTCCAAAAAATTCAAAACCAAAAATAAAACTATATGTACCACTATTATCAGGCCTAAAGGTAAATTGAACAATTGGACGTAAGAGGTTGGGCATAGTATAAGTAAGACCAGATCCATCAGTAACACTTTGACCAGTATGTGTATTTGAAGTATCTCTATGATATGGCGAGGCTAAACCAAAAGTTTGAAACCATATGTTTGTATTAGTAGAGGTAGAATATAAATATCCAGGTTGAGTTGCAGGGTTAGTTAATATAGCAGTGCTAGTCCCTACAAACCCAGTAGTAGCACTTACTGCTTTACCGGCTACATCTAAACTGCCAGTAGTAATTTTAACAGCATTTAACTCAGTAATCTTAGCGTTAGTAATAGCAGCATCCTCTATTAATGCGGTAGTAATTTGACCAGTACCGATTTTAGCTGTAGTAATAGTAGCGTTAGCTATTTTTGCTGCATCCACTGCTAAATTTGCAATTTTTGCATTTACTATAGCTGCATCAACAATTTGTGCTGTAGCAATAGCAGCAGTGCCAATAACACCATCATTAGCTACAATAGCGTTAGTCGCAATCTTTCCAGCGATAACTGAGTTAGCCGCTAAAATATCAGAAGTTATTGTACCGTCAGCAATTTTAGTATTCGTTAAAGTTTTGTTAACTAATTTAGTGTTATCAATAATTGCATCTTGAATTCTTGCAGCGTTTACTTGAGCAGTAGTAGCATTTACTGAAGAAGAAAACGTACCTGTTACATTATTAGTATTTACATGACGCACCCAGTAGTAAAAAGTTTGTGCAGTATCAACGGTATCTGACCAGACATTTGCACTCACTGTATCTACTCGAGTGGCAGAACCTAAATTATCACTACCATTACGCCAAACTTCAGTAAAAGCTAGATTGCTTATCTGTGGATCATTCCAATCAAGAGTAATTGTAGTAAAAGCAGCTCCTGCAGATAACCCGGTAGCTGCTGGTGGTACAGGAGCACTTGGGTCTGGTTGTAAAAATGAAGGTAAAGCAAAATCAGTAATACCTGTTCCTGCATTAGGGTCAAATGGTTTATCCCTTAACTCAGTAGCTAGACCACTATCAATTAATTCTCTTAAAGTTATAGCTCTATCTCTAGGATCACCTCGCCTACCTAACCGTACTTCTGAAGCTTCTTTAAGGGACTCTAAAACTCTTTTTATTTTTGGATCAAGATCTGCTGGGATATCTATGATTGCAGGTACTTTAGTTTTAACAACGGTAGCCATTAAATACCCCTTAATTCATCAATAGATTCCCCAATACATATTTCATTTATGGTATGCGCACCTGAAACTTCTATTGCATAAGTTTTATGTACTCCAGTAGGTAACCTTAAGATTGGTTCGGTAATTGTAGTAGCGCTAAAAGAAGTAGGGGCAGAACCTGCAACACTGAATACGGACCCTGAAGCAGTAATAGTAGCATCAAATATTTCTGTGCCATCACCAAATACTTTTACCGTAATACCAGAGCCAGAATATGCTTCGGCTTCTACTTTTACAAAGTTCATACTAGTAGGTCTAGCTAAAACAAATTCTTTTGTTTTAAAAGTTAAACTTTGATTGTTTGAACCATTTTGATATCTTTCTATATTAGTAGTACTGCCATTATCTACAATTACATACAGCTCGTTGTTATCAGGATCG